ATGTTGTTGCCAAGATCATCAAGTGCGTCAACTACTGAGTCAACTAAATCAACCTTGATTGTTTTTGCTGTAAACCGTTGTGATGGTGACTGGTATGCAATAGTCACCGCGTCGTCGTCAGTGCGACCTAAGCGGTACAGAAGTTCTTTGAACTGGGATGGTGAGTCCACGTAAATCCTTTCGGTTAGAGTGCGACGGGCCCCGTTGAAAGGAGGGAAAGGACGAGGCCCGCCACACGTTTTGCTAGAAGGTTAGGGAGGCGTTTACTGCCTCAACACTAACTCCTAAGTTTTCTGCAATTTCAGCTGCATCGAAGCCGTTGCTCTGCAAGGTATTTGCAATGCTGATCTGCTTCTCTGTTAGCTTACTCATTTTAGCACCCTTCACCTCGGTGGCACCAGACGCTAGTAGCGCGTCCACTGCTGGGTTAGAGGTTGCTGGAGAAAGCTCGATCCCGTATAGCTTGACATCGTTGTAGCGAGGGTTCTTAGCCGGCTTGGTTCCGGTAAGAGTGATCTTGAACTTAGATCCGATCTCAAGTTTAGACATGCCCTTGCGCTTTAGCTCTTCTTTTGCAGCTGTCAACTTCTGGCCGAATAGAAACACACGGCGCTCGCCAGTGTCCTCGTCATCAGTTGCATCTTTGTAATCAGTGTCTAGAGTGACTTCGATCTGGAGCTTAGGCTTACCGTCATCCCAGTACTCTAGCTTTGTAGGGTCGTCGTAGTTGCGAACCTGTACAGTGCGCAGTCCGGCGATGGTTCCTTCGTAAGAGTCGCCGACAGCGAAATCCTTGAAGGATAGTGACTTGGAGCCACCACCTGCAAGTAGGTCGTCGACACTTGGTAGGTTCTCATTCATTTCATTCATTTAGTTTCCTTAGTTTTTATAGTTTAGATCATCGACTCAACGTCAGAATGATTTGTTTGTTCATACCGACGGCAACTAAAGCAGAAGCTTGCCTTCGGTTGTTTCTCTATCACCTTGTCCCAGCCAACTAGCTCAGCTGCATCGATCATCGATTCAAGTGCTGCTAGCGCCTCAGTTGCGATCTCTTTTTCGTAGCGAAGCATCGTGACGACTGCATCCTCGAGTTTCGCATCCCTTGGCAGGAATGTTAGTGACACGTGGCTAACCTTGTAGCCTTTTTGTTCCCAGCCATAGCCGTAAAGCATTGCCTGGATTCTGTACTGCTCCTTGATCTTGCCTCTACGAGCTTCAGCAAGGGCAGAGTCACCAACGACCTTCCAATCGTTGACAACCCCGGACCATCCAGCATCGCCAGTGAAGGCCATCATGTCGCATGATCCGGTAAGTTTTAGATCCTTGTACTCATGTACAAAGAGTCGCTCTTCAAGTTTGTAGTCCATTGTGTAGCGCTCATTGAACCCGCGCTCCAACGCATCATGTACAGCTGTCCCGATGAATGGGAACCATGATCCATCAACGATGCGAGGTGTCTTTGCGAGCTTGCGAGCAACGCATTTGCGACAGTCCATGCCGACCTCACTGATGCCGATCTCGATCTGCTTGGATCGTTCAGTGACAAAGAGCTCCGGGATCCGGGCCATCCATGTCTGTGCCGATGCTATGGCGATGTTGTCTTTGTTGTCGTAGTCGCTTATCTCTACGCCAAGAATGCTGATCTTAGCCATTTTTCTCTCCTTCTGAGATCATTACACTATCATGACCCTCCGACATTTTATTCAACACGCGGATCTTCTCAAGGATTTTCTTCTCAAAGTCGATTCCACGCCGGCCATCCATAGACTCCCGGGTGATCTGGTACCGCTTTGATACCTTGAGTGCCACCGCTTGGTCGATGGTTCCGATAGCTAGCAGGTTCCAGATCACCACTTGGTGGTTTCTCGAGGCACGATGAATGCGGTCCTCGATTTGTTCAATCATGTCAGGATCATAAGGTAGATCGAACATGATCAAATCATCAGCAGCATCAAGCGTAATGCCAACGCCCATGCGACCAGACAGAAGTACGATGTTGAGATCGCCATCTTGGAAGTCTCGTTGCAATTGGGTACGCATCGTTTGGGGAGTACTGCCATCTATCACCGCTGAGTTATAGCCGAGCGATGTCAATTCTTTTTGCAACCAACCGAGCACCATTGAGAATTGGCTAGCGATCACAACCTTGCCTTGACCTTCATCGAAGCCACGTTCATTGAGCCAGTCGATCAGCCAGTCAAGCTTTGCAGACTTACCACCAACAAGAGGCACTGGGTTCTGAGGATCCTTGGTCCATTGGCAGGATGAGATTTGTCGCGCTCGCAATGCGAACACCATAGCCGAGGCTGTCATGCGATCTTCCTCGAGTGCCTTCTGCTTCTCTTCATAGGCGTGCTTGATGGCTTGACCGTAGTCAGCCTTCTGTTCTTTGGTGAGCTCGATCTCGACATAGTTGTATTGCTTGTCCGGTAGATCCTTCAGCACTTCTTTCTTGGTGCGACGGATGATCACATCGTCTTCAATGTCAGCCCAGCGCTCAGGGCTTTTGAGTGTGCCGATTGCTTTGATCGTTCGATTGCGCGCTACTTGTTTCTCGAAGATCCAGAAGTTTTCCTCAAGCCATGCCCAGCGTGTGTACTTCGCGAATGATGCAGGTCGTAAGAATTTGTATGTACCGTACCTGTTCTCAAGCTTGCCTCGATCCGGTGTACCGGACACTGCAATGCGATGCTGTACGTAATTGAACTTGGTCAGGCCTAGCCAGAATGTAGTTAGCTTGCGGTCATTCAAGATCGGTAGGACTAGATGCGACTCGTCGATGACGATCGCTGAGAAGTGTGCCTCGAATAGCTCTGGGATCCGAGGACCTTTGCCTCTTTTCCATTCGATGAGCGCGTGGTTAGCGATCACGATGGCAGGCAGGCCTGAGTCAGATTGCATGGCCTCTTGGTAGCGCTTCACGCGCTGTGGTGTGGTGCCATAGGACAGATCAATGATCTCAACCGGTGTCGATGGCATGAGATAGCGCTCAATAGTGTCGCGCCATGCTGTTTGAGCAGCAACGATCGGCGTGATGATCAATGTCATCTGTCCCGGTCGGGTAAATAACTTCAGCTCTTCGAGCGCTGATAGTACCTCAAGTGTTTTACCCAACCCGGGTTGATCAGCTAGCAGTGCGATCTCTCGCTCTACTATCCGATCAACCGCGAGCTTTTGGTAATCGAATAACACGTCGTTATAGATTGTCAATTATCTTTCCATAGTGCTTTGCGTTGGGATGTACTCATGCCACCCCAGATGCCAGCTGTCTCTTTGTGTCTGATTGCGTACTCGGCACATTGCTTGATTACCGGGCAGGCGTGGCAGGCTTTGATCGCCATCTTTAGATGGGTGCTGTCATAGCCCATGCCATCGCCGATCTTGTCAGGGAAGTACAGATCCGGTGCTTGTCGGCAAGGGATCTGTCCAGCCTCTGCGTCGATTGAGTCATTCAGTGATAGCCAGTCTCTTAGCTGTTGGTGATCGCTAAAGGCTGTCATCTAGAAGATCCTCCTTGTAATTGTCGTATTGGTAGTCGCAATAGCAAGCTCCGTTGCATGATGCGCAATTGTCCGAGAATCCGTAGTTGCATTCACCGGCGTCGATGCAGTCGTCTACTGTGTCGCCACAATACTCACAAAGCTCCGGTTCCTCAGTTGGTCGAGTCATTTCCTCGTACAGTGATGCCATCTTGGCCATCTTCTTTCTCCTTTTCGTGTCCTTTACATTCATCTAGGTACTTACCGCATGAATTGCATGGCGGTAGGTATCTGGCGTCAACGTATCTCGATGAGCCAGCTGTGTCGTGGATCCAGATGTATCCCATTAGTTTGCCCTTACTAGCTTCACTAGCTCGCTAGGTGTAATGGTGAATGACTCGACAGTGTAATTACCGTCAGCCGTTGTAGCCGAGACACTGTGCTGTTCAATGAGCTCCATGACTCGAATGCGCTCGTCGATCACGCCAGAGTTGTGGCCCTGATTGAATGATCTGATCGCGCTGTCGGTAATGATGGTGTGAAATTGCTCACTCATTAGATTTCCCTCAGCCATTAGTGGATCGTCATCCTTGACTTGGCAATGCGCTTGTAGATGTCTGGGTACTCCGTTAGTGGGAATAGCTCCTTCACCTTGTCAGTGATCAGCGATGTCTCTTTCCACCGGGCAATGGATGCAACCTTCGCGCCGTGGATGTGGAGCTCGTCG